GCGAGCAGCTACTCCCCCGGCGCAACGGCAGCGCCCAGCATCACCGTGTGGCCCACGCCTGACCAGACGGGCGTCTACCAGTTCGTCTACTGGTACTTGCGGCGCATCCAAGATGCAGGTGCTGGTGGGGAAGCCACGCAGGACATCCCCTTCCGCTTCATCCCTTGCTTGGTCTCCGGGCTGGCGTACTACCTCGCCATGAAGCTTCCGGGCGGCATGGAGCGTCTCCAGATCCTCAAGGCGCAGTACGACGAAGACTGGGATCGCGCATCGAGCGAAGACCGTGAGAAGGCTGCGGTACGGTTCGTACCCCGGCAGATGTTTATTAGCTGATCATGGACTACGATCCGCTTTTTAAGCTGCCAACGGGCGTAGAGGACATTGAATCCGTCTTCAAGACGGGGCGTGGTTCAACTTATGCTTTCCATAAGGATATCACTACAACTAGAAATCGTAGTGGGGAAAAGCATACTGATAGATCAACAGGAATACAGCCGCGTTCTGGTAAAACCGTCTTCATGTCTGAAGCAGATGTAAATCGGGTAGCTGGCTTGTTCCAGAACCCTGACATGGCAACCCGACTTGTTCCTGTAATGGATGAGCAGGGCAAACCAACGGGTAAAGCCAAATTAGAGCTACTGGAGGACTACGGTCCACGTAAAGCCGGAAGCGTATTGGCTGTTGTTAATTACCGTACAAAACCTGAAGTTGGATTGGCCCCGGTTGAAATTTATGCTAGTGAGAGTAAGATAGGCGACCCTGGTAGATATATCCATTTTGGCAACACAATTACTGAAGTCCATTCTCGTCCAAGCCGTCTTGGCCCCGCAAAGTTGGCTGGTATCGGTGCTTTGGTTGGCGGAGCAGGAGCAGCAAACGCTGGTGAGTACAGGAGAGCAGCCGCTAACATAGCAGAGTCTCTTTTGCCGCTTGGCATGACTCCATCGACATTGGCCCCGGGCACTTTGCCACCGGAGGTGCGCGCCGCACAGGATGCAGAATACAGGGCAAGACAACAGCAGCAACAGCAGGCAAGAATGAAAGCGCAAGCGCTGCTTCGCAGCGGTGTACCCATGCCAGAAGAATACCGCCAAGGTGGGCGGGTCAGGATGATCTGACATGGCTAACAGGTTTGCAAACGGCGCAAAGGCGTTCGGGTTCTGCGACGTCTGTGGGTTCCGTTTTGACCTGAAGAAGCTCAAGAACCTCGTCGTCAAGACCAAGCAGACGCAGATCAAGGCGTGCCCTCAGTGCTGGACTCCGGACCAGCCGCAGTTGCAGTTGGGCATGTACCCGGTGGATGACCCCCAGGCTCTGCGTGACCCCCGTCCGGACACAAATACGTGGTATCAGTCCGGAACGAACGGCCTTCAAACTGACACGGTGTCAGGCACCGGCCCCTTGCAAGAGGGCTTTCCTGGCGAGGGCATGCTGGTCATCCAGTGGGGGTGGAACCCTATCGGTGGTGCCAGGGACTTTGACGCTGTACTCACGCCAAACACCTTGGCCGGCGTGGGTGAAGTTGGTCAAGTTACTACGTCGCCTACGGCTCCCCCCGGTGGTATTTATGTCAATTACAGCGTAATGCCGGATACTATTTTGTTGGCGGCATCAAACATAGAACCCGCAAAGACGTTATTTAAAGATACACTTATTGGCTCCCGCCCGCTGGGAGACATAACAAACAACGGTGCAGTACAAAGTTCAGATTCGCTCGCGTATACCCGCTTTATCGGCAACCCAAATTTAAATCTCCCCGCCTACAATACGTATATCGAAACAGTGCTTAATCCATACATGGTTGCGAACCCCGCGACCTACGCTGCTTACTTAATCTTTACCTGAGTGGGCAGTTCTGCTATCATTCGGTCCAACCAAGGAGTGAACATGGACGCAATGAAGGCTCTCCGGGAGCATGCCAAGAAGCCCGCCAGTGTGGCGCACGGCCCCGGCGCCAAGCTCGCCAAGGGTGGTGTGACCACCCAGGCTGCACAGCAGATGGGCCGCAACATGGCTCGTGTGGCGAACCAAGGCCCGGTCGGGCGCAAGGGGAAGTGACATGATGAAGGCCAAGCCTGTTCCGACTCCGGTCGTGAACGCTGACGCGCCCATGCCGCGCATGGTGGTGGGCAACATCGCCTCTGCTGCGACGCCCCCGGCCAAGACCTCGGGCATCAAGGTTCGTGGTGGCAAGGCGCAGACCAAGGGCTTCATGGCTCGGGGACCGATGGCGTGAACTACACCGAACTGAAGGCCGCTGTTGAGGATTACACCGAGAACACGTTCTCGGCGACTGACTTCGCCACGATGACGGATCTGGCGGAACAGAAGATCTACAACACGGTACAGCTTCCAGCGCTACGCAAGAACGTCACGGGCACGCTGAGTCAAGGCAATCAATACCTGACCACGCCCGGAGACTTCTTGTCGGTCTTCAGTTTGGCGGTGTTCCCCACTGCTGGTGGAGATTACACATACCTCCTGAACAAGGATGTGAACTTCATCAGGGAATCGTACCCGAACCCCGCGACGCAGGGTGTACCCAGGTACTACGCTCTGTTTGGCCCGGTGTACAACCTGCCAACTGAGTTGACGTTCATCCTGGGTCCGACGCCGTCAGCAGGTTTTACCGCAGAACTGCACTACTTCTACTACCCGCAGAGCATCGTTACGGCGGGTACTACGTGGCTGGGCGACAACTTTGACAGCGCGTTGTTTAACGCGGTCATGGTGGAGGCGGCGCGGTTTATGAAGGCTGAGCAGGACATCGTTCAGTTGTACACCACCCAGTTCAACGATTCGATCCTGCTGCTGAAGAACCTGGGCGACGGCAAAAACCGTCAAGACGCCTACCGCAGCGGTCAGGTCAGAAACCCGGTGAAGTGACATGGCAATCCTCCAGGGAATGTGCTCCTCGTTCAAGCAGGAGTCTTGGCTAGGTATCCATGATCTGGACACCGACACGCTGAAGCTGGCGCTTTACACCGCATCAGCAGATCTCAGTCAAGCCACCACAGCGTACAGCTTTTCAACGCCCGGGCAAGTTTCTGGTACGGGCTACCTCGCGGGCGGTGTGACGCTTACCAACGTCCAAGTCCTTCTCTCCGGCACCACTGCCTACGTCACGTTTGACAATCCGGTCTGGGCTAACGCGTCTTTCACCTGCCGTGGCGGTTTGATCTACAACTCGTCTAAGGCCAACCGTGCCATTGCTGTGCTGGATTTTGGTGCTGACAAGACAGCCTCCGGTACATTCACCATTCAACTTCCAGCGGCAACAGCCGCATCTGCGCTGTTGCGCTTCGCATAGGAAATCATCATGCTGAACAAGTCTAAGGCTGGCGGCGTCTTCAAGATCCAGTGCATCGACAAGGATGGCAATCTGAAGTGGGAAGCGGAGTCCCACAACCTCGTGGTGAACCAGGGGTTGCAGTCCATGAACGCGGTGTACTTCTCCAGCGGCACGCAGATTACGACTTGGTACATCGGCCTGTATGGCGCGGCATCAAGCAACAATCCCGCTGCTGGTGACACGATGGCCAGTCATGCTGGATGGACGGAGGAGACGGGCTACAGTAATGCCAACCGTCCTACCTGCACCTTTGGTACGGCCACGACGGCAGATCCTTCGGTGATCACGAACAGCGGGTCTCCTGCTGCGTTCAACATCAACGCTTCGGCCACCATCGGCGGGGCGTTCCTGACCTCCAACAATACCAAGGGCGGGACTACCGGCACGCTGTTTTCGGCAGCGGATTTTGCCGCCCCAGGTGACAGATCTGTTGTCAATGGAGACACGCTGAACGTCACCTATACCTTCAGCCTTGATGCGGCCTGATCTGCGATAACCCCTCAAAAGACACCCGTCTTGGCGGGTGTTTTGCTTTAAAGCCATGATCAAAATCGACTTCGAGTTCGAAACTCCTCACGGCAAGTTCGCAGACGCTCTCCATCTGCCTGATGATCACGCCTTCACGGAGGAAGAGATCCAGGCGATGAAGGAGCAGCGGCGGGACAACTGGATTGCCATCGTGACGGCGCCTCCGGTGGAAGTCGAACCTGCGCCGGAACCCGTGCCTGAGCCTGAGCC